TAGATTATATTATTTTAATAAAAACTAAACATATTATTAAATACTTATGTTTAATATAAATTTATGAATTAAATAATTAATTTATAAATTATAATTTTTTATTTTTCTATGACTTAATTATATTTTTATTATAATGATAATTATAACGTGTCCTCATTGTAATACTATGATTGAAGTAATTGAATTAAATTGTAAAATATTTAGATGCGGTATTTATAAAAGTAATTTTCAACAAATAGATCCTCATCTAAATAAAGAAGAGTGTGATAGATTATATAATAATGGTTTAATATATGGCTGTTCAAAACCATTTATGGTAAATGTTACGATAAATAATGATAATAATGTTGAATATTATTCTATTATATGTGATTATATATAAATAATAATTTGTAATAATAATTTGTAATAATAATTTGTAAATATAATTTGTAAATATAATTTGTAATAATATAATATCAAATATCTAATAATATTTATTTATTTTTTTTAACTATCTTCTTTTTTGGTTTTGTAATAACATTATTTTCAACAGTTTCCTTTGTAGCTTTTTTAACTCTAACTTTTTTAGGTTTAACTTCTTCTTCAATTACTTGTTCATCATCAATTTCGTTCTCTTCAATGTCTTGAATAGGTATTTCATCAAAATTTACTTCTTTTTCATTTTCATCATTTGCTTCTTCAACTGCAACATTATTAATTTCCATATTATCCAATTCTTTTTCACGATTTTCATCTTTTTCGATAAGTTCAACATCATCAATAGAAATATCATTAAAATCTGTTTCTTTTTCATCATCTTTTTCCACAACTATATTATTAATTGTCAAACTATTTAGTTCTTTATCTTCATTCATATCAATACTTTTACCGGATTTATTTTCAATAATAATGTTTTTAGTTACAATCTTTTCTAATAGATATTCTTTTTTCTGTTCAATACCAAAACCGAAATTAAAGTCGTTATCTGTAACATTTTCAGTTGGTTCAAATCCTTTATATGCTTGTTCAAATGCTTTATCAACATCTTTCTCATTAATATTTATATATTTATCAAGTAATAAACTACTGTTTTCTTCAAAATCAAGTGCCTGCATTAATTTATCTTCATCCAATAAAATATCAAATGAATTTGTACCAGATTTACAAAATTGACCTGCTAAAATATTTGCACTAACACCTTTCATATTATCTTTCTCTGCAAATATTGCTGCTTTTGTAAAAATATTCATAACTTCTTCAAAAGACGCCTTTCCAATTGGACCGATTTCAGAATTTTTATTCAAACCGTGTCTATCAATTTGCATTAATTTTCCACGATATGTCATTATATCTGCCAATAACTGAACATGCTTAGGATTAATCTTATTATAAATCTTGAAAAGTTCTTTATAAATCAATTCTCTTGTTGCTTCTATACCAAATATTTCATGAAATTCGATAATATCATTCGTAATAGTTCGTGTCATATCAACTGCATCATCACTTAATATATCAAGTAAATTACTTCCACTTGTTTTTAATATCCATTCTTTTGTTGCTTGATATGAACCATCATTATTATATTTGATAATATTTAATTCACTCGATTCAACCTGTTGAATATCGACTATTCCTCTAAGTGGTAATTCAACGAGTTCTTTTTCAAAATCTTTCATAAAATCCATAAAATTACCTTTACCATCATGTTTAATACGTATTCTCATAATTACATCGTTCACGCTGTCATCACTATAAACACAATCAATATCTTCATCATTATGTGAATTCTCTTTTATTGTTTGTTGAACTTCTTGTATTGAAATCTTTCGATTCATTAATGTTTCTTTATCAAAACTTAAACGTAATATCCATGGCGATAAACATGATTCATCTATATTATCAATGTCAAATAATTCTGCAAATTCTTTATAACTCTTTATAAATTCATTATCCTCTTTATTTTCTGTCATGCCATATTTATTATCATATAATATCTCACTTTTTAATAATATATCCTTCAATTGTGTATATGAAAACTTAGATTGTATTTTTTTTACTTCATCCTTGTTTGATGAATATTCTTCTTTAAGATATATTGACATATTCTTGTTCTTAAGGTTTTTACTAACATTTATTATTTCACGGAGGCGTGGAACACCTTCTGTAATAATTAGAGAACCTGAACCCACCCCACTTAAGTGAAATGTATCATTGACCACGATAAAAGTACTGTTCATAAAGTTCTTAGTCAAATTTACCGTTAAGTCATATGCATAAGAGGTTGTATTACTAACTTCTTCAATACTTTTTATTTTACTAAAGACAGTATCAATAAATCGTCCATCACGTTTTTCCATCACAATTTTCCCATCTATTTCATTTGGAATCATTTCAAATTTACCTGCATATTCAAATGAATGATAATAGTTTTTTAATAATTCACATGCATCTTGTTTATGTTTAATTTTCATATTTAATACATGTGATAATTTAGAGCTTTGTCTTCCATAAATGCATAATGCATATATTTGTTTAATATCTAAGCTTCCTCGATTATTTGTTTCTTGTTTAGGTGGTTTACGAATATGACTAAACACATCAAATACTCGAAGAATTATCATTACATGTTCTAACATCTGCTTTGAAACAGAAGTTACTACAATATTATATTTTGAAACAGATCCATCCCCTCCAATATATGCATCCAAAAATCCTTTTAAACATTCTTTATTAGAAAATATAATTTCATCAGCAATGAACTTATTATGGCTTAACTTTCCAACAAATTTTTCTAATATTCTACATAAGATTGTATTATAAATTCGAAGATCTTGAGATATCCATCCTTCTTTATTTTTATTCTCGTGTTTATAAACCTTTGTTGTAATATTCCACTTATTACATAATTCAATAATAGGTTCATAATAAGTAGCATCATTATTAGAAATAGATATTTGATGGTCAGTCATACATCCTTCTGCTGCATAAGCCCCTACTAAATAACCAAAATTATAATCAAGTTCAAGAACTTCAGGCACTTTATAATCACAATAGTTAGATAGTAACATATAAACATACCCATCTAAAATCTGACTCTTTGATTTACGCCCAGATCTTATTCTATCACTCGCAAGTTGAACAACAGTATCACTACGTTTATGAGGAAGAACAAACGTTTTATTTGCATGTTTCATCCACCAATGATGTTCTTTCATTACACTCTTAGCTTTTTCCAATTCACTTCCATAAACATATTCATTAGGTGGTAAAACAGTTTTCAAATCAAGTGTCATTTTTTCACGATAATCAATGGCCTTTGTACTAATAGGTAAATAATCACCAACTTTTAGATTCTCTCCATCAACACCAATAATTTTACCATTAACTAATTTTAAAAATGATTTAGCCTTAGTTGCAATTACTTCACGTTCATCTTCCGTTGTAATTTTCAACATAGTATTAGAACCATCTCTATTTATTACAGGGTGCTTCGTAACTGCATCAATCCTATCCCATATAACATTACCATCTTCATCAGGTGCTTGAACCTCCCAATATTCAGCACACTCTGCATAAGTAGTATCCTTATCAGCCATATAATCAATCTTACCAGACTTTCTTATCTCTTTTTCAATAAATTCACCTATTTGCACTTTTTTCATATCACCATTACTATTTCGAACCATAATTTCCGTTTCATACGTGACGGAGTTCAATGTTAATTGCGTAGAGACCTCTCCAAGAGTTTGTGCTCCAATAATACCAACCATTTCACCCGGATGAATCATCGCATTCATCATTTTTTCCTTAATTAATAAAATAATATTATCAAACGATGCTTTAGTCATACGATATTCCTTAATTAATCGTTTCGTTGATAAGAATGACTTGAAAATAATTTTAAAAAGTGTCCAATTGTTTTCTTTTTCAGGTAGATATTTAATAATATCTTTCATACATTCATTATAATTGTCAATGATATATTTAGGTGTTAAATCAGATAAATGGTATGGTTCTATATTAAACTTAATTAATATAGATGGTATAACCCTATATAAATTAATAGGTATAAAAGTATTAATATCACCAATAGCCTCTGCATTGGCAAAATACTTATATCTCAAATCATTTCTATATTGCAATATCTCCTCATATTCTTCATTAAATATTATTTTATAATTCTCATCAACAGTCATTTCTTTAATCGCTTCTGGTGTCATAAAAGTTTCAAAATAAGATATATCATCAATGTTGTCAAACTTATAAACATCTTCAACTTTTTTATTATCGAATTCAATCAATTCAATACGTGTAACTTTTTCCAATTTAATTGTATCAAAATTATCATCACCATAAGCAAATTGTATGATATGACTTGTAGCATTACGAACGGTAAAATCATAATTAATCATTAAGTCTTCTGCGGCTTTAATAAATTTACGTGACAAATAACCTGAATCGGCTGTTCTAATCGCAGTATCAATAATACCTGTTCTTCCACCCATAGCATGAAAAAACACTTCACTTGGAGTTAAACCCTCAATAAAACTATTTTTACAAAAACCTTTGGCAGATGGACTAACATCATTTCTATGAAAATGTGGTAGAGTTCTACTTGTAAAACCATCTTCAATACGTGATCCCCAAATTTCTTGTTGTCCAACACATCCCATAATTTGTTGAATATTTGTTGCATTACCTTTGGAGTCCGCCGCTTTATCGCCCGCTTGATAAAAGTTATTTTTTCTTGAAATATTATTAAGTAAGTATTCCTTTATTTTTTCTGTTAATGTTGATAATACTTTCATAATAGCATATTCAAGATTTGAACTTTTATAAGCATCATCCAAATCATTGGCAAAAACACCATGCTGTGCTTTTTTAATAATATCATATGCCTCCTCTAAATATTTATTTGTAATTTCATTTACTATTTTACGTGAATCTTTGGTAATAGTACAATCACCAAAACCAATGGAAAAACTGTTGTCGCACATCCAACGTGTAATTAATTTTTGTGTATTATTTAAAAAATCAGTACATTCTTCAACACCATATGCATTATAAATTTGTTTAACTAATCCTGCGGGATTACCTTTTAAACATTCACCCGTTAAATGTCCATCAATAATTTGTCCTCTTATAATTTTAATACTCTTTATTTGATTTATATTTATATCTGGTAAAATAAGTGAATATAATTGTTTACCATTCCAATATGGTTCATCATTTTCAATTTCTGCGGGTTCAGGTAATATTCCACTAAATTTTTTGGAAAACATCATGTAATTATTCACTTGATCACGGCGCATTTTAATATCATTAATAGTTAATAAATATGCACCTATTAATGTATCTTGTGTAATTTCAATACATGGTGAACTTGTTCCAGGTGATATAATATGTTTTGGTACTAAACATATCTCTTCTAATTCCGTAAAAGTTTGCAATGACCTTGGTATATGCATGTTCATTTCATCTCCATCGAAATCTGCATTGTACGGCTTACATACCGTAACATTTAGTCTAAAAGTACTATGTGGTAATATCTTTATTTTATGCGCCATCATACTCATTCTATGTAAAGTAGGCTGTCTATTAAATAAACATACATCGCCATCTATTAAATGACGATGTACAATATCACCTATTTGTAAATTATCCGCAACATTTTGAACATCAACATGTTTTAAGGCAATATTCATATGTTGTCCATTAGTCGTTTTAGTAACAGTCTTAGCACCAGGATATTTTTTAGGACCATTTAAAACATACTTTTTCATCATTTTTATATTATATTTCGTGACAATTTCAGGAAAACTCAAATTCATTGCAATCTTCTGTGGAACACCATATTCATCAATATTAATATTAGGGTCAACTGAAATAACTGTTCTTGCTGAATAATCAACGCGTTTCCCCATAATATTACCTCTTAATCGCCCCTCCTTACCCTTCAAACGTTGTGTAATCGCCTTTAAAGCACGGAATGAAGAACGCTGTGCATTTTGTGGAACACCTGGTATTTCATTATCCATATAGGTTGCAATTAAATATTGTAAATATCCTTGATAATCATCAATCTTTTTATTATTACTATTACTGTTTTCCATAACTTGTTTTAACAATTTATTTGATTTTACAATATTACTAAGAGCATATGTTAAATCATCTTCTGAACGTTGATTATCTGATTGTCGAACAGATGGTCTCACTGAAGGAGGAGGAACAGCAAGACTTGTAATAATCATCCACTCAGGACGACTATAAGTGGTAGAAAATCCTAAAAAATTAACGTCTTCATCCTTAATCTTTTTCAAAATTTGATAACATATTAATGGTGTAAAATTCTTTTGTTTCATAGCTTTATTATCTTTCAGTGCATTTTGCGAAAATTCTGCGAAAATTTGAATAATATTATTTTTATCTTTTATATTTGCCGGGCCTGTTAGTTTAATGTATTTTGTTGGCTGTAATACAAAACAACCGCCATTATAAGAACATTTTTTATTTTTTGAACACAGTGTCATACACGTTACAAAACGGCTATATCCTTTTTTACCTTCCAATTCTTTTAAAACATGTGGATCATTCTTATCTAATAAAAGGTTTGAACACCTAAAACAAACACATTTCAAAATCTTCTCAACATATGGAACAAAATGTATATTAAAAACAGGTAGTGCCAAGTCGATTTTTCCAAAATACCCCGGACACAACTCTGCTTTCTTCTCATCCACTGGACAAATTATGGATGCATCAATAGAACCCATGTTATGGTCAAATAAACCATTGTTTTTGGGAACGTTTGCATCATAAGTTTCTGGTGTTAAAATATCCGCAACTGAACCCCTTTTAATGTCTTGATGACTAAAAATACTAAATTGTATTTCGTTTACAGTTTCAAGGTTTTCAGTTGAGCGCAGTTCGTGTAATAGATAAGCCATTTCGTTATACTATATAAACTTATATATTTTTTTAAGTAAAGAAATAAAAATCATTTTTTTTTAAATTTATAATAATTTTAAAATATTTTATATAAAATTATTAAAAAATATTAAAAATTATTAAAAACTACATAAATTTTATATAAAAATAATAAAATTATTAAAAATAAAATGCGATTTATAATTTTATATAAAAATAATAAAAAATGAATTATATTTTTTAATTTTATTATATAAGATTAAAAACTATTACGATAATATATGAATGATTTATTAAACATTAATAAAAAAAATATAATAGAATTATTTTTAACAAAAGTTAAAGATATTGAAATTTGTTTAGAAGGAAAATATAGGAATCATTGTGGAAGAGAAGGTTATTGGTTAGAAGAAAAATTTGGTATAAAACATAATTCGAAAAATGAACCAGATATAAATGGTTATGAAATGAAAAAAGCATCAAATAAAATTACACTTGGAGATTTTAGTGCAAGTGAATATGCATTCTCATCAAAAAATAAAAGAAATATAATAAATCAATATAATAATTGGACGGATGATGTAGTAATAAGTAGAAATAATTTTATACAATATTTTGGAAACTCTAATCCAACTAAAAATAATAGATATTCATGGTCAGGTAAATGTGTTCCAACATATGATAATTGGAATAATAATGGACAGAATTTAATTATTTTAGAAAATAATGATATAGTTATTTATTATTCATTTATAAAAGATACGAGAGATATAAAAGATAATTTTCCCGATTATTTGAAAAAAAATGACATAATAATTGCTATTTGGAAAGTTGAAAAAATGAAACCACATATTGATAATAAATTTAATAAAAATGGATTTTTTATATGTAAAAAAATTGATAATAAATATAAAAATATTTGTTTTGGTAAACCGTTTACTTTTGAATATTTTATTGAATGTATTAAGAATAAAAAAATAATATTTGACAGTGGTATGTATCAAGGTAATAATCGCAATTATTCACAATTTAGAGGTTATAATTTTTTAGAAGATTTAATTATTGAAGAGTATTAATAATATATTTTCCAAGATGATAAGCAAATTTACATGCAACGGCATTACCAATCTGCATAATAATATCTTTTTTAGAACCATTAATAATATAATCATCTGGGAAACTTTGTATTCTTTTTAATTCTACAATAGTCAACCGTCTGATTTCATTTTCATTATATTTCACTAAAGCATCATATCCATCTTTCCAATATCTTGCAGGAATAGTATATGATGGTTTATCAAAATCTAAAAATTGTGCACCAAATCCTGAACCTTTCTCTTTTGATCTTTCTTTTTTATTAGAAATTCCTTTTTTAGCTTTTTCGCTTAAAAAATTGGATATATCAATATTTTCCTTTGGTAATAAAATATTTTTAACAGGTATTCTATCATTTACTGATTTTATAATAAGTTCTGGTTCGTTAGGTATTATATTTAGATCTTTCCTTATTCCAATAATTATTGCTCTTCTTCTATTTTGAGGAACTTCAAAATCACTGGCATATAATTTATTTATTATACAATTATAATTTTTTGAAAGATGTTCCATTATAATATCAATTACTTTTTCGCCTTTTTCAGTTTTTTTTGAAAGCATCCCTATAACATTTTCCATAATAAATGCCTTTGGTCTAAAGTAATCAAGATATTTAACATATTCCATAAATAATGCGTTTCTTGGATCGTTTTTATCTCTTTTACCTGCAATAGAAAATGATTGACACGGAGGTCCTCCTACAATAATATCTATAATATCATTATTTTTATTATATAATTCATTAAATTTTTCAGGAGATAATTGTGTTAAATCTTCACAATATGCTTTGTGTTCAAAATTGTTATTATAACTTTCAATCGCTTTATCCCATATATCAATACCTGCTATTACATTTAATCCTGCATCTGTTAAACCTTTTGACATTCCACCACATCCGCAAAATAAATCTAATACGTTTAATTTTTTCATCATGATATATTAATATATCTTACACAATTTTAAATTAGAATATAAATCATTTTTTATTAATTTTATAATAAAATTATAATTTAGGTTTCATTATATTAAAAGTTCCAATATATTGAGCTTTAATTTTTTTATCAAATGATTTTTCCATATTTTCTATTTTTTGATAAATATCATTATATTCATCTGTAGGTACTAATATTGATATCTTATTATCATCATCAAACGAAACATATTCTAATTTTATAAAAATTTCATCTGTATCATTTAATAATAAAATGGATTCGTTTTTATTAATAATATATGATATGTCTTTATCTATTTTTTCATTATATAAAATCATTGCAGTATACATATCATATTCTTTTAAATATAATTTCCAATTTTTAAAATTTTTAGATTCATTATCATTAAATTCAAATTCTTGACATTTTGAACATCCAATATTTTTTAAAAATAATGTCAATAATTCTGCCATATATATTCATATTATTAAATTTATATTTAAAATACGCAATATATAAACATTAATATAAAAATTAAAAATTAATATAATTATTAAAAATTAATATATAATTAAAAATTAATAAAATCAATTAAATATATTATATTTTCATAATATATTTCGTAATAAATTTTATAAAATATATTAACCTAATTTAAAAATCTTATTATAATTTATATGAATAAATTCAAATTATATAATTTATTTATAATAATAATAGTATTATTATTGTTTATTCTTGGTATATTAATTTATAATATTAAATATAATAAATATCATGAAAATTTTTCTGTTATTAGAACTATTAGAATTTTAAGTAAAGTAGGACAGAAAATAAAAAATAGTTCTTCAAAAATTTTTAGTAAGAAAAGAACTCATAAAAAAAGATATGCATCTTCAAAATTGTTACATAATAATTCATCAAGACATTTAGGTAAATTTGTATCATGGTCATCTTCTAAAAAAACATGAAGTAATTAACCTTTTACCAAAATAATATTTAAAATAGTGAGTATGGTATACGATTCTTTAAGTAGTATTATAAAATGTTTATGTAAAAGGTTAAATTATTTTTAGAGGTAAACTTTTGATTTTAGTTTTATTTTAGTTTGATTTTAGTTTGATTTTAGTTTGTATAAAATAAATATAAATATATTTAATTAAATAATATATATGATTAAAAATTTCATAGAACAATTTTTATTTTTTCCTTCAAAAGATTTAAATAAAACGCCATTACATATAAATATTCCATATACAAATATTTATATAAATAATAACAATGATGTTTATCATGGATGGTTTATAGAAAGTGAAAATAAAAATACAATAACAAATGGTATGTGTATATTATTTATTCATGGAAATGCGGGTAATATAAGTTATAGATTAAATTATATTCAAAAATTTAATGAACTCGGTTTTTCAATAATGGTATTTGATTATCCTAGTTTTGGCTTAAGTACTGGAATCCCAAATGAAGAGAGCTGTATTGAATGTTCATATTTATTTTATAAATATATTATTGAAAATTATAATATATTAAAATCAAATATTATTATATACGGTGAATCTATTGGAGGCTCTATTGCCGCATCATTATCTAATATATGCAGTCCAAAATATTTAATATTACAGTCAACATTTACAGATATAAAATTAATTGTTAAAAAAATAATTCATATTGATTTGTTTTTAATAAATATCATTGGTTTTGAAACATTAGAAAAAATTAAATACAGATATAAATTAAATAAATTAAATAAAAAAATGAAGACATATATAATACATAGCGCAGACGATGAAATAATTAATTTTCAACATGGTGAAGAATTAAGTAAATACGCCGATAAATATTATTTATGTAGTGGGTCACATTCAAATGTAAATATTGATTCAGATTTTATTTTTAACTTATTATCCTTTATAAAAATTGAAAATTAAATTATTTTTAATATAAAATAATAATATAATAATATAATATAATATTATAATAAAATGTCAATTAAATTTGAATTTGGTATTCCTAATAGTATTAATTTAAATCCTATTTATAAAATATTAATATGTGCAATACTTTCATTTATAGTTCTATTTAGAGTTTTTGGAATGGATTCTTTAACATCATTGACTGGAATCCTTAGTTTTTTATTGTTAGGTTTAATATTTTTTGTAATTATTTCAACAATGACATCCGAAAACTTATCAAATGAATTACCATCTACTTTATACCCTGCTGTTCCACATACAGGATTAGACGGAATAAGTCTAAACTCTTATATTAATGGTATGGATATTGCAAATAATCCAGCTCATATGTAATAAATATTTAATTTTTATAAATTTAAAAATATTCATACAAATATATAGTTTTCAATTAAAAATTATATATTTAAGTGGTAGAATAATTAAAATTATAAATTTTAATTATTTTTAAAAAATATATTTTATATTTAATGAATAAATTTCTTTTAGAATTAATTAAATTTTATGTTAATAAAATACCTAATAAAAGCACTAAAGGTAGACACAATGAAAAAGATATTGAACATTATATAGAAATTATTTATAAAGTTTTAAGAACTGGAACTCAATGGAAACATATTAATACTCCACTACATTATACAACGTATC